ATGCAGGTGCTGAAGTTATGGCTGCTTTTACTGGAAGCTGTACTTTGGACATGGACTTTGGCGGTGGTGATGACATCATTGATGGTGCTGACATTACTTCAGCAGGTTACTGTGCTGCAGGTTCTAACGGTCAAACCAACACAGTTGTAGGTAGTGCTGCTTCAACGTATACTCAATTTATCGGAACTGCCGATACTATTGATTGTACTATTGCAGGTGCTGCCGCAGCCACAGGAAGATTACGAGTCTATGCTACAGTCATAGATTGTAACGACCACGGTGCTGTAGACAAAGCTACAGAAGTTGATAGAGACTTACTAGCTTAAACTAAAAGCATGAGAGGGCAGGGAAACTTGCCCTCTTATTACAACTAAAGGATGGCAGATGGCTACTACATATATAACTTTATGTAACGATTTATTAAAACGAATAAATGAAGTAACATTTACTGCTTCAGGAGATGGTTTTAGTACAGCTAAAAATATTCAAGCTATAGCTAAAGATGCTATTAATAATTCAATAAGAGAAATTTTACAAGATGGACATCAGTTTCCATTTTTAAAAACTACAACTACGCAAACTTTAACAGCAGGTACAGGAACTTATGATTTACCTACAGATACAGCTAGTGTAGATTGGGATACATTTTATATTAAGGCTTTAAGTGGTTCTAATAATACTGCTATGCCTTTACCTACAATTTCATTTGATGCGTATATTCAAAATTACAGAAGTATTGAAGACGCTGCAGGAACAGGTGGACGCACTGCTCCTACATTAATTTATCAAACAGCAGAAGAAAAATTTGGAGTTACTCCTATACCTGATGCTGCATACATAATAGAATATGTATATTATAAATTTCCTGATGATTTATCTTTATTTAACGATACTATGATTATACCTGATAGATTTAAATATATTATAGTAGATGGAGCTATGGTCTACATGATGCGATTTAGGTCTAATGAACAAAGTGCAAGTATACATCAACAAAAATTTAAAGAGGGTATAAAAGTTATGAGAAGGCTTCTTTTAGATGACCCTTTAGTTATGAGGTCAACTATGATACGTAGACCTAGAACATCTAGTAACGTATTGAGTTTGAGTACATCGTAAAATGGCAGATGCAGTATCCACATTTAAAGCAGTCTGCAGAGGTGGATTAAATACTGGTTCAGATGTTTTATCTTTAGGAGAAGAAGCATCTGGTGCAGCTACACAATTAATTAATTACGAGCCTAACTTAGAAGGTGGATATAGAAAAATAAATGGCTACTCACATAGTTTTGGTACAATAACAGGAACAGGTTCAGTATTAGGAGTAGCAGTAGCTAACGGAATAAATCAAGGTATATTTGCTTGTAGAACACCATCATCAGGTAATAACTATTTACATCATTGGAATTTTTATTACAGCTTTAATGTTGCGTCAGATTCTAATTTAACAGTAGGACAAACTTTAACTGAAAGAACAAGTGCAGGAGATGCAAGCACAGCTACAACTGTAACAGGAACATTAATATCTAAAAGTTCTAATACTATTGTAGTAAATTTTGGTAGATTACCATCTGCAGTATTTACAAATGGCAGTGCTATATCAGACGATAGTTTTTCTACGAGTACAACAATAAGTACAGCACCTGCAGTTATAGGTTGGACAGCCGTAAGTACAAGCGGTTCACCCACAATGGTAAACGTAAGTAAAGTAAGATTTACAGAACTTAATTTTGGTACACCTAAATTAGTTTTAACAGATGGGATTAATCCTGCAGCTACATACGATGGAAGCAGTTATGCACAATTAACAGGTGCAACATATCTTTCAGGTGGTTCTAGTGTTGTATATAAACCTAAATTTGCAGAAGAGTTTCAAAGACATTTATTTATAGCAGGAGACCCTGCACAACCAAGTATATTAACGTATAGTGCTCCTACAGACGAAACAGATTTTGGTCAAAACGAAATAGATAAAGGAGCAGGTGAAGTTAATGTAGGTTTTGAAATAGTAGCTATTAAAAAATTTCGTAATGTACTATATATATTTGGTAAAAATGAAATTAAACGATTTGTAGGAAATAATAATTCAGATTTTAGATTAGAAACAGTTACTTCAAATTTAGGTTGTCTTGCTACAGATAGTGTAATAGAATTAGGTGGCGATTTATTATTTCTTGCACCAGATGGTATTAGACCGATTGGTGGTACAAATAAAATTGGAGATGTTAATCTTGAAACTGTATCTAAAAATATACAACAAACAGTTAAAAATTTAATAGCAGATGAAAATTTAGATACATTATCATCTGTAATAATTAGAGCTAAATCTCAATTTAGATATATTTTCTCTTCAACAACATCTAGTGGTTTAATTGGTGCATTACGAGAATATCAAGGTCAAATGAGTTTTGAATTTGGACAGCTTTCAGGAATATCTTGTATATGTGTAGCTAGTGGATATATAGATACTGAAGAATTTGTTATACATGGAGATACAGCAGGTAAAGTATTTAGACAAGAATCTGGCAACGCATTTGATACAAGTAATATAGTTAGTATATATAAGACGCCTTTTATTTATATGGATAATCCTGAACAAAGAAAAAATTATTATAGTGTATCTACATATTTAAGTGCAGAAGGAGAACATACAATTAACTTAGGTGTTAGTTATGATTATGAAAATACAAATGTTTTAACGCCTAGTAACTTATCTATAGATAACACTAATCCTGCAGCTTTTTTTGATAGCGGAACAAATATAGCTATATACGATACAACAGATATTTTTGATGGTAATCCATCGCCAGTTGAATCATCTAGTTTTTCAGGGTCAGGTAAATCCGTATCGTTTAAGTATGTGACAGACGATACAAAACCTAGTCACAGTGTTCAAGGATATACAGTCACATATGGAACAGGAGATGTAAGGTAAATGGCAGGTTATGCAAGACAAAGTACAGCAGATATTACAGCAAGTGCTGTTGTTAAAGCTGCACCCTTAAACGCTGAATTTAATGAAATACTAGCAGCCTTTGCATTTAGTGGTGGACACAATCACGATGGTACATCTACTGAAGGTGCATATGTAGGACTTATAGCTGATGTAGATGCTCTTAACAAAGTTGTTGTAGATACAAGTAATAATAGAGTTGGAATATTTACAGAGGTAAGTAGTTCTGCAGTAGAACAAGTACGTATACAAGATGGTGCTATACTGCCTGTAACGGACAATGACATAGACTTGGGTGCGTCAGGTACAGAGTTTAAAGATTTATTTATTGACGGTACGGCACATATAGATACACTAGACGTAGATGCAAACGCTACTATAGCAGGTACGCTAGATGTAACAGGTGCTATGGGATTAAGTGGTGCAATATCTTTTGCTGATGGTTCAGCTTCTGCACCTTCCATTACAAATACAGGAGACACAAACTGTGGACTATTCTTTAGTGCTGCAGATACACTAGCTTTTAGTGCAGGGGGTACAGCACAGTTTACTATGGCAGATGGAGCTATTGCTCCTGTAACTGATAATGATGTAGACTTAGGTACGTCCTCGTTAGAGTTTAAAGATGGATACTTTGATGGCACTGTGCATACAGATGCTATTAATCTAAATGGCACAGCTATAACTTCAACAGCAGCAGAGCTTAATATACTTGATGGTGTAACTTCTACTGCAACAGAATTAAATATTATGGATGGTGATACATCTGCTACATCTACTACAGTAGCTGATGCTGACAGAGTTGTAATGAATGACAACGGTACTATGGTGCAAGTAGCCGTTACTGATTTAGCTGCCTACTTTGATGATGAAATAACAGCTATGCCTAATCTTACATCTGTAGGTACACTAACTACACTTACAGTAGATAACGTAATAGTGAATGGTACAACGATAGGTCACACAGATGACACAGACCTTATTACTTTAGCTGATGGAGTTGTTACAGTAGCAGGAGTAGTATCTCTTCCTGACGGTTCTGCATCTGCACCTTCAATTACAAATACAGGTGATACTAATCAAGGTTTATTTTTTAGTGGCACAGATACAATGGCATTTACTGCAGGTGGAACTGCTCAATTTACTATGGCAGACGGTGCTATTGCACCTGTTACAGATAGTGATGTTGACTTGGGTACATCGTCTTTATACTTTAAGGATGCCTATATTGATACAGTAACTACAACAGGCAATGTAACAATAGGTGGTAATCTAACAGTTACTGGAACACAGACAATCGTAGATACTGTAACGATGAATGCAGCTAATGCTATTGTGTTTGAAGGTGCTACTGCAGATGACCACGAAACGACACTAACAATTACAGACCCAACCGCAGACAGAACAATTAAACTGCCTAATCAAAGTGGTACATTACCTGTTTTAGCAGCAGACAGTAACACAGCAATAACCTCTACACCTGCTGAACTAAACTTGTTGGACGGTGTGACAGCAACAACAGCAGAACTAAATATATTAGATGGTGTGACATCTACTGCAGCTGAATTAAATATAGTCGATGGAGATACAAGTGCTTCAACTGTAACTCTAGTAGATGCCGATAGAGTAGTTATTAATGATGGTGGTACAATGAAGCAAGTTGCTTTAACTACCTTAAATACTTATATTGGTGGAAGCACAACAGGGGTGGGAGCACTAAATAGTGGTAGCATAACAAGTGGTTTTGGTTCAATAGATAACGGTTCGTCTGCTATAACAACTACAGGTACAGTAACATATGGTAGTTTAAGTGACGGTACAATAACGATTACTGCTTTCGTAGATGAAGATGGTATGGATAGTAACAGTGCTACTCTTGTGCCTACACAACAATCTGTAAAGGCGTATGTAGATGCAAATAAAAATGTATCAGGATTAACAGCTACAGGTGCAGAATTAAATGTAGTAGCTGACGGAGATACAAGCGTAGGTACAACAGCAGTTGCAGGTGGAGATGGTATACCTACAAATGACAGTGGTACAATGCGTCTTACTAGCGTTGATACATTTGATACTTATCTTGCAGGTACAACTAAAACACTAACAAATAAAACACTTACTGCTCCTAAGTTTGCAGATGGTGGATTTATAGCTGATGCTAACGGTAATGAGTTAATAATGTTGCAGACTGCATCTTCTGCAGTAAATCAACTAGAAATAACTAACTCTGCTACAGGTGGTTCAATAGTTGTAGGAGCATCTGGTGACGATAGTAACATAGACATTGATATATCACCTAAAGGTACAGGTGAAGTTAATATAGCTGCAGGTAATTTAAACTATGCAGGTACAGCAGTAACTGCAACAGGTGCAGAATTAAACTTGACAGACGGCTCATCTGCAGGTACAATAGTAAATAGCAAAGCTGTTATATATGGGTCAAGTGGTGAGGTAAATGCTACTACACTTCAAATAGCAGGTTCATCTATTACTTCCACTGCAGCAGAATTAAACATAATGGACGGTGACACTTCTGCATCAAGTATTACATTAGCTGATGCAGACAGGCTTGTTCTAAACGATGGTGGTACAATGAAACAAATAGCTTTGACCACACTAAAAACATATTTAACGGCAGCAGGATATGCTACAACAGATGATGCTACTGCACTTGCTATTGCGTTAGGTTAATATAGGAGAAATAAATGGCAAATACATTTAAAGTAATTACAAGAGATGTAGCACCTGCATCATCAGGTACGCCTGAAACTATATATACGGTGCAATCAGGAAGTACAGTCGTTGTGTTAGGATTGACACTAGCTAACGTACATACTGCTTCAGTTACAGCAAGTGTTACACTTGTAAGTACAACAACACAAACATCACAGACACAGAATACTACAGCACATATTATAAAAGATGTACCTATACCTGTAGGAGCTACCTTAGAAATAATGGCAGGAAATAAAGTTAATTTAAACGTAGGTGACATTATAAAGGTAGACTGTTCTGTAGCAGATAAAGTGTCCGTAATAATGAGTTATATGGAGATAACATAATATGCCCTATGTAGGAAATAAATCAACAACCTTTAATACCTTTAGTGCTACGGATGTAAGTGTTACAGATGACTTGACGGTTACAGATGACGCTTCTGTTGGTGGTGATTTAGCTGTAACAGGTGTTGCTACAGCAAC